CTGACTTTCTACAGCGCGCCCAGTAGAGGTTTGCGGGGGGGGGGGGGGATCACTCAACGCCGATACGATCTGACGAAGCACCTACGCTCTGCAAAGCCCAATAAAGATACTTATTGTCGTTGACGCTCAAGTCTTTATGTAAGGCGCTAATAGTCGCCTTTGTATTGTAATAAGCGGCAATAGTGACGGCTCGCCGGATATACGAAGCCTCAAGCATGTTTTCTAGTGCTTTGTTGTATTTTTCGGAAAATTCGCCGATTTTTTGGGCGGCAGTGTCCGGGTTGCAGGTTGCGCCGCTTTGCGCGGCTGAGACTCGCAACCCGCGTTGTTCGCTAGCGTTAAGCCCGTTGATATCGCGAATATCGCGCGGATTCCAACCTTGCGTGCGTAGTGCGTTGATGCACGCGCCGATCTGTTCGCGCGCCTTGGTGAGTTCAACCTTGCAGGTGTTGAAGCGCTTGGCGGCCTCACGTAAGGCCGCTGGGTTATATAGGCCGCTAACATTTTCGTTATAGGCTTTTGCGAAAATGTTAACAGCGTTTTTGGGGATCAAAAATTGCCGCCGGTCGGCAGCAAAAAAAGTGACATTTGTCATGTCTTTAGTCTTAATGTTTCCCATTGTGATGTTCCTAACATGTGTCTCTGTGTAGTTCTCAATGTGATATTTCCCACGTTTCACACCCGCTATATTGTGTGGTACGTGTCATAATGTGTTCTCACGGTCCCATTTTCTTACCTCCTGTCGGGTTCCGTTCCCTTATGTATATATACTATCGCACGCACGCGCCTATAGCAAGAAAAATAGCCCTAAATTCAAGTGAACTAGCGCACATTTACGCGCCTATATATGCGCCATGCGTGCCTATGCGAAAATTTGCTTAAAAACACCCCATGCTAAAACGCACTGTAAGCCAATCTAACGGCCTTAAATTCAAGCATAGTACTACATACCTAGGCGCAAAGTTAGGCCGTCAGATTGGCTTACACGAAACCGCGCCAAAACAGCCCAAACACACAAAAAGCCATGCGCTAGGCATGGCTACAAACAAAACGGACACACAAAAAGACACTAGCTTTTTAGCTAGTGTCTTAATGCTTGCGTGAATCAGTTCACAAAGTAGTCGCCGTTAGCGATTTGTTCAAGTAGGGTTAGGTACGTGTGCAAGTCGTCTAAAAAGCCGTCCCCTAGCGCTTCCTTGTCGCTTTCGTCCAAATCGTCGAAAATATCGAGCACTCGCCAAATCGCCTTAGTAGCGTTCGAAAGGTGGTAACCCTCCCAACCGCGCGCGTCTGATTGCACAATGTCCTTGCAAACGTCGTGCAAGTGCCAGATAGAGTCAATAGGTAGCTTACTGTTAAGCCCGTCACTCAAAGCCGACTCATTTTCGACCAAAAGCCTAGCAACGTCCCTAATTTTGCATGCAATTTCTACAAAAATGCGTTGCTTTTCAGTGAGTGCGAACACATCCAAGTTCGACTCGATAGAATTGCTTGGGGTCACGTGCGCCGCGTGAGTTTTGAGGCCCCGGCCACTCGCTAAAGCGTAAGGCCAAACCGCGCCGGGTAGCATTTTTTCGATAGCGACCGCATCGTCGCACATGGTATAGGTCACGTCGCCTTGCGTGACCGCCGTCTCAAACATAACGCGGCCGTCGTCGACAATATCCAAGGTAATCTCAATCTCGATTTGGCCGCCCGGCGCATCTTCCCAAACAAGAATAACGCCGTTCCACTCCCATTCAAGCGTGTTGTACACGCGTTCGGTGTGGAAGTTGTCAAGAACGTTGCTCATGTCACATGTCCTATCTGTGTCGTTGTGTTGTGTGTGTTGGTTTGGGTGGGTTAGTTTTTGGCCTATCCCCTGCCCATGTAAATATAATAGCGGACTATCCGCATATTTACAAGTTATTTTATTGTGTAGTGGATCACACTTCAGGGGTAGCTAGTGCGAGACTAGCTAGCGACTCGCTACCCGTAACCCATGCCGCTAAAATTTTCCTAATAGCGTCAATTCCAGGTGCGTTAGTGACAAACGTCTCAAAGCGCTTGATATTAGCGCACTTAAGCCTTACAATGTAACCTTTGTCACGATAGAATAGCGACAGCCGACCAATTTTGTTGTACTGACCATAGCTAAAATAGGACCATAAACCAGCGGCGCGCCCTGGTTTGCTGTTTGCGTATACATCAGCAACCATAAATTTAGGTTCATTTGAACTACAGGTCACTACTAAGTAAATATCTGGAATGTTCCACACTGGTTCGTTCATGTTCTTGCTCACTTTAATTCTCCCTTTGTATGTATGTTTTGAGGTGGGCATGACTTACACCCCATGCCCTTAGGTGTGTGAGTTATCTAACGCTAGCCAGGGCGCTAGTAAACGCTGTCTAAAAGGTCCGCTAGGTCAGTGTCTAGGCTCTCCAAGTCCAACACGCCAAAAGTGCTTGAATTCGCAAAAACTGCAAGTACCCAATCTGCTAGCGCTTGCACCCACTCTTCAGGCGCGCTATCCCAAGCTTGAAGCGCGTCAAACAAAATTCCAGCGTTCCACAAAATTTCTACAACATCAGCACACAGCCCTTTTGCTGTGATCAATTCCACGGACTCGCCATAGCAAAAACGCTTTTTAACCCAAGCGCCGCTAATGTCGCTACCTGAAATTTTTTCATTGTCCGCTAGTCCCCAATCAGTGCATACCATGCGGACTAACTCTAAACGCTTTTTGAATACAACGTTAGCGATATCGCAAGCGTTGTAGTGCTTTAGGACACACTTTGCGCCTAAGCGGTTTACCGCTGGAAACGCTTCGGACTCAATAGCCGCCAACTGCCACTCTTCCCGCTGCTTGTATGGCGGCATTTGAACGTTTTTCATGTCATTGTCTTTCTATGTGTGCGTTTTTGGTTGGGGACGCATTGTAAGCCCGTCCCCTTGGCTTATGTCTATATCCTATAGAAAATATGAAGACATATCAAGTTTCTATAGAGTGAGCTAGGCTACATTCTCGCTAGTGTATTCAGATAGGCTAAAAATTGATTCGCCATACTCACCCGTGATAGGCTCCAGGTTGTAAGCTTGCTCACACTCACAGTTAAGCAGAGACCAACGGATATAGTTAGTTGGTTGATGGCATGGGTCACACAAACCATAGGCATAGTGTGCACGGTCTAACAAAGTTTCAGCGTGCCCCAAAGCCACTTGATACATTTGTTCAAACAAAGTGTCTTGGTCGGTGTAGCTAGGTTGAACTAACAAAAACCTGTTGGTACCGGTTAACCCATAAAAAGCCCAACCGCGCTTGCTTAAACTACCGTGCTCTATGAGGTGCTTCACATCTTCCACATTACGCGGCGCGATAGGCAAGCATGGCTCACGGCATTCAAGGACCTTTGCCAAGGCACGGCCCGTCTTGAGGTCCCCATAAACCGCCACGACAGTTTCTAGTAATGCCGCTATCGATATGTAGTAAATGTCAATACATTCAGTGTCAACATTTTCACCTAGCGCGCCGTCAGACTCAGCGGCCAATAATTCATCAGTCAAAATTTTTGTGATGTAGTGCATGTGCGCAACCCGAACGCAAGCCGGAATGTCGCTTAGCTCACACATCGTGCCATTAGTCAGGAAACCGTCAGCAAAGAAGTCTAACCTAACGCCAGTGTGACGCAATTCATCACCACAAAATAAGTCATAGCTTAGCCGCGCGTCGGTCAAATCTTCCATTAGCCGCTTGTAGGCTTCAAGAATTATCTCCCGTTCGATTGGGTCTAACGTCAGTTCAAACTTGAGTGCTGCCTCTGAGATATCGCACCAATCGCGCGTGTAAGTGTAGCTCATTTTCAATGTCCTTTCTATCTGTTGTTATGTATATAGTATCAGTATATTTTCTTGTTAGCAAGTGGTGTAAGAGTGGGTTAGCTCACTTAATACCCCATTGGGCATTAAAGCGCGAAAGCAAGTCAAACAACGCACCCCACCGCGCCCGCGTGGCGAGCCTCACATCGTCGGACAATGCAATATATTCTTCCGTCACCATGTCCAACGCATCTAGCGCGCTAGTGACTGCACTAAACCTATCGAAACCGTATCGCCCCCAGTAGTGAAGTTGTTCACACGGCTTGCCCATGTCCTTAAAAAGTGGCGTTTCCCACTCTAGCCAGTCCGTGAGCTCTTCCCATTCTTCGGCCATTTGTAGATATGCTTCTTCAAACTGTGGGGTTCCCCACATGTCGCTAGCGAGTGCCTGTTCCATTTTTCTTTGTCCTATCAATCAGTGTGTTGTCTATATTTTTTGTGAGGGTGGGGTTACGGGATGCAACCCCACCCATATTGCTAGCCTATGGCTAGGCTGTGTACCCTAGCGGGTACGGGAGCGTTCAGTGTGGGTGAGCTCACACTCTTCGACGATCTGCCAGAACGTGTCAGGGCTCACAACGCTAACGTAGACGCTCTTGGGAACGTACCAACCGAACGCACGCTCGATAATCGCTTCAGTGTCGAACTCGCCTGCGAACTCTTCCAAGGCCGCGTTAACCACGCTCTCGACGTCGTTCATGTAGCCGTAGGTTTCGAGCTCTTCAACCTCCAAGCCCTGTCCATTGGCGATAGCTTCCAGGGCCTTAGCGTCACGTACCATTTGCATTTGTCTGTCTCTTTCTGTGATTGGGTGGGAACATATTTTTTATTGGCTGTTCCCTTGCCTCATGTAAATAGTCTATAGAAAATATGGGGAAGAATCAAGCTTTTAATATGTGGCCTTAGCCACATCAGTTCTAGCGGTTACCCGGTAGCCAGTCCGGAAACTCAACGGCGGCGCGACGCGCTACCCACTCACGGCACGCGGTGTACACCAAGCGGACAACCTGCCAGGTGACCAAGGCCACAAGCCAGAACATAGCCAGACCTGCAAGCCACCACGTCCCATTGTTAAACAGAATGTCCTGCCAAATGGTGGGCTGATCGGTCAGGCCGTAGGTAGTGGTGATAACCCACACGTCGCGCGGCGCCTCTAGGATCACGTCCCATACCTGGGACATTTCAGGGCGCAGGTATACAGCCAGTCCAGCGGTGGCAGTGGCAAGTGCCACAGTCTCAAAGACTTTGTTACACATTGTTTGCATCTCCTCATTGTGTGTATCTGTATAGCTCTCTCGCTATGTCTCTAGTCTATCGCATCATGCTATCTATTACCAGTATATTTACTGTGTTGCTAGTCACATAATGTTTTAGACTATTGCGCTTGCGATTCATATCGCTTGCATGTCTATAGACTACATGGCCACCTACACAGATGCAACCTAAACCAGGGTGACATAACACACACTAACCAAATGAACGCAAACTATTTACAACAACAAACGTTCGTGTTATCACGCGCGCGCGCGTTAATAAAATAGGCATACACATTTTCGCGTTAGCTAACACACAAACGCTTACAAATCAATATGTTTAATCTCACAACACACTAAAACGTTCACTACACATAACAAGCACAATGTCAATAGCTGCAACATGTGACACTAGCAACACGAATACGTCACATTTCGGGTTTGTCATGTCTTTAACCAATTGTCTGTTAGCAACACCACAAAAAAATCTATTGACAAAAAGCAATTTCATCAGGAAAAACGCTTGAATCACACAAAAAAGTGACCCACACAACAAGCCGAGGTACTTTGTCAGGGGTAACCAGGGCCCCATGTGACCCATTCGTGTGGGGAAGATCACTCAAGGGGGGTTTTAAAACAAATGTTAGGGCAAAGACGGGTCGGCGGTGGACAGACATTTACCCCTCCCCGAGCATATACAACATCGGGCTAAAAGGCAAACGAATAGCCCCATAGCTAGCTAATTCAAGCGGCTATGGGGCTATTCGCCAATCTAAACACACATCCGAAAGGAGTGAACACAGTATATAGCCTTTTTGCTTGTGCTACAAGTGCTTTCTAGGTTTCTGACTAGTGTCGTTTATCTCTTCCTGTGACCAGCTGACTTGGTTTCCTGCTTTTCGTTGGAATTGCGCGGTTTATGCCTTTCAGTACTCGAACATGTGTACAAAAGGTGTAGTTGAGGTGTAGTCAAGGTGTAGTTAGAATATGAGTACGTTGTTCAACAATCGTTGACTAGAAAGGAATGGGTAATGCCTGTTAGGAATGAGGCGCGGCTGGAAGAGTGGCCGCGTGGCGCAAGGCGCAGCGACTTTGTTACGCGCCGTGAGGCTTTGAAGCTGTTGGGGTTGTCGCCTAAGTCGCGCGGGTCTTTGATCAAGTTGGTTGAGCGTGGAGAGCTGCGAGAGTTTGTGCCGTTGAACGCTAACGGCGTTCTGCTGTTGCGTGCTGAAGTTTTGCGTCTAGGTAAGGGTGGTGTTTTGGTTGGCTAGTTTTTATTTTGGGGTTTCGGGTGTTCCGGTGCCTCAGGGCTCTATGGTGGCTTTGCGTAACGGCCATTTAAGGCACTCTAAAGGGGTTGCCCTTACTAGGTGGCGTGCCTTGGTATTTAAGGCCGCATATGAGGCCGCTAGGGGCCTTAACGTGGATGTTCCGTTGGATGGCCCGGTGCGGTTGCGTGTGGTGTTTGTTTTGCCGCGTCCTAAGCGCCCAAGGTTTGGGTTGCCGGCTGTTAAGCCTGATCTGGATAAGCTGGTTCGTGCTGTCGGCGATGCTTTGTGTCCGTCTAGTGGTCCGCGTGTGTTGCGTGAGGATTCACGGATTGTTCACGTTGACGCATGCAAGGTTTATGCTGATTACCCGATCCAGCCGGGTTTGTTGTGTTGGGTTTCGACTATTGAGGGAGTGCAGGAATGAATAACGATCTGTTTAAGGCCCCTAGGAGCGTGTTTACGGGGCCAGAATTCAGTGGCCTATCAGTTAGGGCTAAGCTGCTTTATTTGGCCGTCTGTGCGCATCCTGGGCTGTCTGCTTGCGGCGTGGGGCGCTGGGATGAGGAAACGCTGGCTGGTTTGTGCCCTGACTTGACTTATCGGGAGTGCATGGAAGCGGCCTTTGAGTTGCTGGTGGCTGGGCTTATCGTCTTTGATCCAGTTGCAGGGTTGGTTGGTCCGCGCGGGTTTCTGTCGTGGGTTGACCTTGGGCGTTCGCGTAATGCAGGTCACGTTGTTGCAAAGTTTTATGACACATCTAGCCCGATTGTCATTTTATGTTTGGCTGTGGATGCTGCTTGCTGGGCTGTGGATAACTCTAAGAAGTCTACGTTTGCGCAGGTGGAAGCGGGTTTGTGTGATTTGGTTGATAGGCTTGATCCTGATAATTTGGTACGCCGTTTAACTGACCTTATGTCATTCGTTCCGGAAAGTTTTATGACACATGTGCGTTTCGTGTCAGAAAAAGGGGGCATGTCCGACATGGTGTATAAGTTGTTGAACAGTATGATCGTTGGAATTTCAACGTTTCCTCAATCTGATTACGCTGTGAGCGTAGAGCTCTTGACAAAACTCAAAAAAACGCACATAATAGATATTAATAATAATAAAGATGTTGGTGTTAACTCTTACATTAGTAAAGATGATACCTACGTTAATGATAATAAAGCTTACTCTAGTAAAGATGATATATTAGCTTCTAATAAGTCAGTTACTAATAACTTACAATCTAGTAAGTTAACTTATAGGGGCAAAAAACCGCGTTTGCAGCTTGTCAGCAACACTTCAACGCCTGAACCTGTGGAAAACTTGCCCTTGCCTGTGGAAAACTCCGTTGAGCCTGTGGAAAACTTATCCACACCCAAACGGGCCACATACGGCCCCGAGTTCGAACAGTTCTGGGCAGCGTTCCCCAAAGCGCGCAGGGTTGGCAAAAAAGGTGCTTACGCAAAATGGGTGCAGGTGATCCGCAAAGGCGAAGCTACCTTTGAGGAAATCATGGAGGGTTTAGAGCGCTACAAGGCCGGTTGGAACCCCGCCTACTACCACATGCCTACAACCTGGCTTAACAAGGGCTTGTGGGACGGCGAGTACCAACCCAACCGGCAGCGTTCAACTATGCAGCGGTTCGCGGCTATCGCCATGCAAGCCGCTGAAGAACAAAACAACAACACACATTGGGAGGAAAACGAAAATGAGTTCTAAGCAAGCCGTCGCAGCAGCACTGGCCATGTTGACCGAGTGCGGGCTGGTTAAGGTTGGGCCTGAAGACAACCTTGATGACAAGGTGAACGTGTGGCACCTGGTTCTTGGGGATGTCGTTAGCGATAGTGTGCTTAAGGATGCTACGTTAGCCGTCTGTAGGGCAGTCGAGAAGCAATACGGGGTTGTTACCCCACGGGACCTTATGGCGGCGGCTGAAAGGCTCCGTAAGGGCCGTATCCGTGAAGTGTGTAAGCGCACTCCCGTTCCGGTTGGTGACCGTGACGCCGTGGACCAATGCGCCTATGCGCGCGGCTGGCTGTGGGCTGTTGGTGAGGGTTTGAGTCTTGAGGAAGCCGACCGTAACGGGCTGGCGGCGGTCATGTGCTACAAGGCGGTTGAGGGTAGGGAACCTGAAACCCGCCCTGAACGCCTTCTAAGCCGCCTTAGCGAGGCTATTAAGCCCGATAAGGTACCCTGGGTAGGGTACGTTAATAAAATCCCCGTAAAACGGCTTACAGGCGTTCCTAGCGGCGGCGAGGATGTAGACCCGGTACAGGTGGAAGCAGTCAAAGCAAAACTACAAGCACTAGCCGGTTCGCATGTAGTGCCTAACTAAACAACATGGCCACAAAGGGTGATATGTGCTTCCTTTGTGGCCATGACTGTTTGTGTATACAATAAACGCGACGGCGAAAAGGGTTTCACCTCCTCCCCCAATCGCCGCCGCCCCCACACAAAGGCGTGTGGATGAGAAAAGGGTCTAGGCTTAACTCCACCTAGACCCTTTTCTCCGCAACCAGTCTTAGAGAAGCTGGAAGCTGGTCACATACATAAAGCCGTCTTCGCCGCGTTGCAGCTGGCAGTCCATGTATTTCTTCTCGATCCCGTCTTGCGTGTAGACGTGTACGGGGTAGTCAATGTACATGATGCCGGTTTGGGGGTCTTGCCATTCGCGCGACTGTGCCTTGTTCTTCAGCAACCAGAAGCCGCCGGGGTACAGTTTCTCGCCATACTCTGAGCAAATCTTACGGGCGCTCTTGGGCACGCCGGTAGGAATACTGGTTGGGGTGGCGCTGGGCACCTGGGCGGGCTTAGGCGAAGCGCTAGCGGTGGTTGTGGGCGTCGGCGCGGACGCGCTAACGGTTGGGGTTGGGGTTGGTTGGCTCTTGCCAGTGTCCTTACCGGCCAACACCCCCACTAAAGCCAGGAAGCAAGCCACGATTACCGCAAAAGCGACAGCATAGAACGCGGTGTTAGCTACCTTGTTAGGGCAGGGAGAATTAAGCCAGATAATCAGGCGGTTGTATAGGTTTTTCATGCCCTGATTATATCAAAGCCCCACGCGTGCAATGTGATATGTAACACTTGCGCGTTGGTTGATTCTTACCCTCCCCCCGATAAAATTAAGACACGCGAAAGGAGTAAACATGCACGACTGTGCAGACCTAGAAGAGCCACATTCCATATTACTAAGCGGACCCGATTTTGCTAACGTCAACTACTGGATGTCCCTATTGTTGCAGACATTAGAAGCCGAAAAAAGCCGGCAAGAACATTTAGCGAGGAAAGAACGAGGCGATACAAGCGATGATGACAGCCAGTGAAGCGTTAGAAGCACACTTAGCCGAGCTGCAACGCAGGTTTAGCCGCATCGGCGGTAGTGGCTGGCAAGACAAAGCCACATGTAAAGGGTTACCCCTGGACCTGTTCTACCCGGAAGACTCCACCGAACGAGTTAACACCGACAAGGTAATTAACGGCCTTTGCAAGCATTGCCCCGTGAAAAACGAGTGCTTACAAATGGGGCTTTTGGAGGGCATACCCCCTTTCGGGTTGCACGGTGGCCGAACCTCAACAACCCTACGTAAACTAGCGCCATATAGGGAGAAAATCATGAACCCACGCACACCTAAGCCAGGCGAATTAGCACACATTATCGAAACTCGCCTACAATTGACTAACCGCGAAGCGTGGCTAGCTAAGCTGGAAGCCACACAAGCTATTGATCCACGCACCAAGCGGGAAAAGCGTATCGAGAAACTACTAAACGAAATCATGGAGCTTAAAAAGGAACTAATGCGATCTATGGAGGTTGCGTTAGGTATCTACGAAGCGCCTATTGATAGTGCACAGAACAAGGAGTGAACACACATGGGACACAAGCTAGAGTTTGACGAAGTTAAGCATCGTTACACGCTTGACGGTGAAAACATGCCGTCCGTGACTACGATTCTTGGGGCTGGTTTCCCTAAGCCGTATTTGATGTATTGGTCCGCTAAAATGGTTGCTGAGGCGGCGGTAGATGAGGCCGAAAACATTGCCCGCACTTTGGAGGTGCGCGGCGGCGACGCGCGCGGGGACCTCATTAACCGCCTCAAGTCCGCGCCGTGGCGTTACCGCGACAGCAAGGCCCGCAAGGGAACCGCTGTACACAGTTTGGCTGAACAGTTGGTTAACTGGGAGGAAATCGAACCCGCCCCCGAGTTAAGGCCCTACCTTGACGCATACCTGACCTGGTTGGATGACAACCCCACGTTCGAGGCTGTCGCCACTGAGGTTCCCCTAGCTTCAACCATGCATGGCTATGCGGGTACCGCTGACCTTATCGCCAAGTTTGAGGGCGACGTCTGGTTATTCGATCTGAAGACCTCAAATAGCGTGCATGGTGAGTATTTCATGCAGTGCGCAGCATATGCCAATGCCGACTATTACAAAGGCCCTGACGGCAAGCTACACCCTATGATCCCCGTTGATCGGATCGGGGTTATTCACCTAACCCCACATGAAGCCACCCTACACAGGGGGCCGGAAATTAAAGACGCGTGGTCGGCGTTCCTGGCCGTTAAGGCCGTAGCTGACCAGGTTAAGAACATTAACTCTTGGGTTTCAACCAAAAAGGATAAGAAAGGATCGAAGAAGTGAGCGAACAGGCTCTCGCCACCGTTGATAACAAGAACGACTATGAGGCGCGCGCCCTCGCTGTACAGGCTGGGCTTGAAGCGTTTGACACCTCACTACTGGCCGCTAAGGCTATTGCGGACAAACTCGCCTATACCGAGTTTGTGCCTAAAGCTTGGTCTGGCAAAGCGCCTGAACTGGCCGTGGCGATTGTGAAGGGCGCGGCTATGGGTATGGACCCGTTTACCGCCGCTAACGCCCTGTATGTGGTTAATGGCCGCCCTGCGATGTACGCCGAAACCATGGCCGCCCTAGTGAAGGGCGCCGGATATGAAATCTGGTCCGAAGAAACCACTGACGATAGCGTAACCGTCTGTGTCTCTAAGAAGGGTTCAGAAATTATCCACAACGCTACCTGGACTATTGAGCGAGCCCAGAAAGCCGGGTATATGTCAAACAAGCGCTATGCGACGAACCCGCAACAGATGCTTTATGCTCGCGCGTTGTCTGAGGCGTGCAAGCGTGCCGCACCCGAAGTGTTGGCTGGGTTGTCTAGTATTGAGGAAGAATCGGTTAACGTTGGCGAGGCTGAGGTTAAGCCCATGCAGCGTAAACGCAAACCAGCTAAGGTTAAGCCGAACGATGTGCCCGAAGCTGACGCCGCCCCGGTTGTTGGCGGCGTGGTGTATGAAGAAGCAGAGATTATCGAAGAAAGTGAGGAAAACAAATGAGCACGTTCGCTACTTGGGCTGTGATTATTTGGGGCGCCCCGTTCGTGTGGTTTGCTACCATAGCCGCCCTTGCCTTTGTTTGTGACATTTGCGAACAAGTGTGCGAGAATATTAGCGATTGGCTATATGAGCGTCGCAGGAAGCGCGAAGCCGACACCCAAGCAGCTGATGACGTTAAGGAATAGCTATGTTGTGTGTCGTTAAGTTGCTGACCTTAGTCGCCGTTATTGTTGGTTGCGTGCTTTTGCACGTAACCGAGTAGTGAAGTGGCGGCTAGATTATGGGTATTTTGGTAGCCCTGGCCGTGGTTGCTTTTTATGGTTTCTTTTTGCTTTTAGCTGTACTTGATTTACGAAACGGTGATTAGGCTATGACTATTTGGCTTGCTGGGGCCGTGTCTTATATGACTGGTACGTTCGCGGCCACACTAGTTTTTATCCCTATCGGGTTCGGCTTGGCCGTGTTTATGGGGTCGGTGGTGTGGGTGCTAATGCTGCTACATGAAAGGAAAGACAAATGAGCGCGGCTCTAGCTGTTAGCGCTAGTAAAGGGGCCGCTTTGCTGGTTGGGTTAGGCCCAATATGGCTAACTGTGTTGCTGGTCTCATTAGTTGTTTCTTCCTTGACCGTCGTTTTCTTCACGATACTATTAATGGCATGGGTGTTGAACTGGTTTGACACTCGCATCGAACGACTATGGAAACACACAGAAAAGGAGAACTAATAATGGGTAACAGCATTGTTCTAGACCAGAATAGCACCGCTGAAGAATACACGAACGTTCTACGCGGGCGATATGTAACCAGCGTTACTGTCGTTGACGGTGACGATTGCGCCCCACTGGAAGCTATTTTCACTCTCGATAACGGCATCATCCTTGTTGCCCACGGCAATGAGGGGTGCGAGGCTTGCGGTAACGACTGGTATTGCATCGAAAAAGCTTTAGCATGTGGCAGTGCTCAGGCGCGTATCATGGGCGCCTATGCTAGGCATAGTCAAGATGTGGAAGATCTAGGGCACGAAACTTACACTATTTTTGTAATGGTGGACGGCAATTACGGCCCCACCCCCCTAGTAAGTTTCGAGGGCGGCGGCGACGGCTACTACGGGACCGGGTTCACCCTAACTGTATATCCCACCACAAGCGAAAAGTACGGACCACATGCGCAATAACAAACCATACAGATAGGAAAGATAGTGGACTATATCATTATTGAGGGCAACCTCACCCGTGACCCTGAACTCAAATTCAGCCAGAGCAACAGCAAGCCGTACTGTTTCTTCACCGTGGCGGTTAGCTACCGTGAACAGCGTAACGGTAGCTGGCAGGATGTGGGCACCTGCTATTACTCTTGCGCAGCGTTCGGGAAGATGGCCGAAAACGTCACCGAAAGCCTAACCAAGGGCAACCGCGTTGTTGTGGCTGGACGTAAAACCACCGAGTTCTACACGGCTAAGGACGGATCGCAGCGCACCAACGAGCGCATTAACGTTGATCACTGTGGACTTAGCCTACAGACCGCTTGCGCCCGCGTCATGGCCAACCCTAACGGCAACTACAGTAACCAGTCTCAGCAAGGCGGCTATCAGCCCCAACCGCGCGGCAACGGCTACGACTACGACCCGAACAGTTGGGGCGGCAACCCGCAAAGCCCCGCGTTCTAAACAAATGGAGGTACAGAAAATGGAAGAACAGTTTAAAGAAACCGTTAAAGCCCTATGGCTATCCACGCCAGACAAGGAATACCACCTAAAGGCGTTCCCGAACCTGGCAGGTGAAGAACTAGCTAAGGCACAGTTCGAGTTTAAGACGTTCGCGGCACTAAAGGACATGACCGCCGCGTTTAACGCCTACATGAACAGTGTTTGGTACAAGTACAAGCCCACTGTGGCCGCTAACAACCTCCGCACTGTTATTCGAGCATCTATCCACATGCTTAAGGTGATTGACCCTAAGATTACCGCCGACAAGCTTGCAGAACTAACCTACACAGAATGGCAGCGCGCCAAGGCTAAGCACGGCGAACATACGTTCGATTCTCTAATGCCTGAATATTCTAAAATCATGGCGTTCATGGAAGAATACGGCGAGGTGGCAAGGGCTTTGACATACGACAAGGAACACGCCGGAAACTTGTTGGATGAAATTGTTCAAGTAATCGGCTTGGCTGTCGCGTGGTTGCTGCTGGTTGAAGCAACCAACCAAAAGCAGTGGCTAACGCGCAACAACCGTATTTCGGTATTCTAAATGGCCCGCACCGCTAAACAAGTTTTTGACGATATACGCGGCGAGTTCCTGGCCAAGGAAGATAACATCGAGCGTCTAGTTGAGGATGAGCTTTTAGCTTATGCGGCCCTTGTTGCAACGGTTGAGAAAACAGTTGAAGACATGGAAGCGTGTCGGTCAAAGCCGTTGGAAGAACGCAAGTTGCCTAACGAAAAAATTTTGTTAGACATCCTGGCCAAAGCGTCCGCTGAGATACGGGCGTATAAGTCCAAAATGCGCCCTAGACCAAAACGCCGATAGCGTGTAATATCTTCCTTACGGGCGATGCTAAATGAACGCATCGTCGGGGATTGGGTGTGTTGCCCCCTTGCTTTATTAGACAGTCGTTTAATAAGCAAGGGGGTTAACTGTATACTGTGGGCTATGAGCAAAGAAGTTCGCGGCTCGCGCTGGCGGCGAGTGCAAAAACAGTTTATGCGCAACGCGCGCTACAACAAGCTACCGTGCACGTTGTGTGGGCAACCGATTAATTATACGACGCGCAACCCTAATGATTGGGACGCGCCAAGCGTTGACCACATTAAACCCTGGATTTACGCCCCCGAGTTGCGCCTAGACCCCGCTAATTTGCAGATAGCGCACCAAGAGTGCAACAAGATCAAGGGCACCGGCAAACAGGCTATGCCGTCAATCGGCAACCAGTCGCGGCAGTGGGGAAAGAAAACAAATGAGTGAACACAATGAACATAAAACACTATACGGCGAAACCAAGGCGGCAATTGCTAGCGCAGACTGGCTAACCGGCGCTGACGCAGGGCAGATTCAGGCGCTAACCGACTTGGGGTCAAAAATTGATGACGCACTGCTAGACCTAGAGTCATATACGACTAGGGATATTAAAGACCTGATGCTTGCCTACAACAAAATTAGTGAATCGCTGGGATTGTCCCCTAACACGCGGGCGGCGTGGGAACGCCGACAGCGTCAAGGCAAGGGAACCGGCATGAACAAGCTACAAAACGACATTGCAAAGGCTTTACAGTTTTGAAACCACCAACGCTACCTAAAGACTATAAGAATAGCCCCGAAGGCGCGTACTATTGGGAGTTCCTGGCCCAAGCTGAGGCCAAATGCAAGTTCAAGGTAGCCGGGTATGACGGGCCTAAAGGCAACCGGGAACCGCGCATCTGCACGCCCCCGTTACGCCCTTTGACGCCTGAAACAACCCTAGGCTATGCGTGCATTTTTTTCGCTGAAAACATCCTTGGGGTGCAGCTATTGCCATTCCAGCAAGCCCTTTTGATTAGGGCTTTAGAGACCGCCCCCGGACACAGGTTACGGTTTAAATACGTGTTCCTACTGGTTGCACGACAGAACGGCAAGTCAACCGTGGCGCAGGTAATTAGTCTGTTCTTTATGTTTGGGTTGCGTAAACCGACAGTTGTCGGTACGGCGCAAGACCTATCTATAGCCGAGGGACTGTTGGCTGGCTGTGTTGAGGTTGTCGAAAGTAACCCGATACTCAAAAACTATATCCGGAACGTTAATAACACTAACGGCAAGAAAAGCCTAACGGTAGCCTGTGAGGGGCCAACAGGTGAACGAGCTGAAAGCACCTATCTAGTTAAGGCCGCAACCCGTAAAGCTGGCCGTGGTTTGTCCAGTGACCTTGTGTTGCTGGATGAGCTACGCGAACAAACAAACTGGGTGGTTTGGGCGGCTGTAGCCAACACAATTATTGCCCGACCTAACGCCCAAGTGTGGGGTTTGAGCAACGCGGGCGATATTTCGTCGGCTGTCCTAATGCACTATAGGAAACAAGCCCACAAGGCGCTTGGTGACCCTGACGGCATTGTTCGGGAAGATGAAAAAGAAAACGGGTTGACCCTACAAGTCAAAGACGGTACAGAAGATGATGACAGCGTGGGCTTATTTGAATGGTCAGCTAAACCTGGCCGCTCTATCCTGGACCGTGACGGCTGGCTAGAAGCTAACCCGGCTATCGGTTGGGTTATTGACCCGGCAGTTATCAAAACAGCCACAGCACAACCCGAAGCAGAATTTAGGACCGAGTGCCTATGCCAGTGGGTGCTAGACATGTACGAAGGCCCGTTCGCGCACGGCGCTTGGGACAAGTGCCGAGACATGGCCGGGATTATCCCTGACGAAAACCCCGCCGTTTTCGCGGTAGATGTTTCATGGGACCGTGACCTGGCATATGTGGCCGCAGCTGGCATAAACAGCGACGGACGCCCGCAGGTTGAAATATGTGCTGGCCGCGCTAGTCGCAACTGGCAGGAATGGGTTCCAGAATGGTTCACTTCCTGGGTGGACCCCGCTAACCCGGTTGACGTGGTCGTTAACTCCAAAGGTTGCCCCGCAGCGGCACTAATAGACCACTTGAAAAAAGTGCCCGGTTTAAGGGTGCGTGAATGGCAAGGTTCGGACGTGACGCTAGGCTGTGGCTTGTTCTATGACCGGGTTATGGCGGCAGAAAAAGAAAACCCTGACCGAACGCCACTGGCACACCGTGGCCAGGAAGCCCTAGACCTGGCCGCTTCCGCAGCGGTCAAGCGCAACGCGGGCGACGGTTGGATGTGGGATAGGCGCAACAGTAGCCGGGACATCTCGCCCCTAATTGCTTGCACCGCCGCTTTGTGGTGGCTAGAAACAGTGTATGTCAACAAAAAGACAACCTCAATTTATGAGTCTGGCGTGCTAGACTTAATTTAGTTATGTATGTCCGTACATTGGTAGAACAGAATGTATAGAACTTTACGCCGCTACGTCGCGGCAATCGTCACAGTCGACATTGGGGACGCAAGCATTAGGGGAACCCTAAGCCGCGTAGACAAGCACGCAATCACGCTAATCAACTGTTCGCAGCTTATCCCCCCAACAGTACAGAACCCAACCCCAACCCCGGTTGAGATTCTGGGCTCTATCATTGTGCCACTTCCTTGTGTAGTGCAGGTGTGTTAAATGATATTTTCAACCCTTGCAGAACTTAACGAAACGGTAGGGAAAGGTAACGGCGTCGTGCTTGACGTCATAGACCCTCCCGTACCGTTAATCGGCTTTGAGCCCACTAACGGCATTAACGTATCCAACATTTGGCGTACCCAACCTAACGTGCGCATGGTGGTTGAGTTTATCGCCAACAATATTGCGTCTATCCCGCTATACGTGTATAAGCGCAATGCCGATAACGGGCGCGAACGTGTGCGTGACGGCGAACTAGCTAGGGTGCTTGGCAACCCTGGCAACAGGCTAACCCCGTTCCGGTTTTGGTATAGGGTGCTGGTTGACTATTTGCTGTACGACTATTGGATCGTTTTAGTTCAACGCACCGAGACCGGCGAATATAACCTTGTCCGCGTTCCCCCGTATCGTGGAACGATCATTACCGATGGTTTGCAGCGTGCGCAAACTATCCGGGTATCCGTGAATGACGGAACAACCGTTGACCTGGACCCTAAAACTGTACTGTTCGACATGGGGTATAGCCAAACGTCACGCGGCTACACGTCCCCCATTGTTACGTTGTCGCAGATCATTTCACAGAGCCAACAGTCTTTAGCATACCGTGATGAGGTTATGCGAAACGCGGCCACACATACGGGTATTGTGCAGCGTGAAACGGAATGGCCAAGCCAGGAAGCGCGCAACAATTTTGTTAGGTCCTTGCGCCAATTTTCTAGCGGCAACAATCGCGCGGGCGGCACCATGCTGTTAGATGAGGGCATGAAATGGGTTGACCGCAACTATCAGGTTCCCCTAGTGGATGACCTGGAAGCGCGTAAACTATCGGCTGTTGAGGTTTGCGCCGCCTACCATATCCAGCCAGAGTTGTTGGGGATCCGTGAGGGCACCTACGCCAACCAGGAAGCGTTTAGACAGTCACTCTATAGGGACAACCTAGGGCCATACATTACAGCCCTTGAACAGTCTGTAAACCCACTCGTGGCTATGCTTGAACAACCCTCCGACAACTATATTAAAGCCCATGTTGACGTTAAGTTGCGTGGCTCATTCCAGGAACAGGCAAGCTTGCTTGTATCCTCCACTGGCCGCCCGTTCCTAACCACAAACGAAGCGCGCGCAAAGGTCGAGCTAAACAGCATTGAGGGCGGCGACGAACTAGTTACCCCGCTAAACGTCCTTGTTGGTGGCCAAGCATCCCCACACGATTCAGGGAGTCAAAACGAAAAACAGGCACCCGAAACAGCCGTTAAAGCCGCCCCTGAACCGGAAGAAGAAAACGACTCACACCAGTTAGCAGCAAACACTCTCATTGGTGGCTGGGAAGATAAAGCCGCCGAACTATTCTCCAACTTCTACGCGCGACAAGGGCGCAGTGTTCAAGCCAAGCTAGGAAGCAAAAGCGAGGAATGGTGGGAACAAGATAGGTGGGTTAAAGAACTAGCCGACGATCTGTTTAAGCTATCCAAGCTGGCTGTGGCTGACATGGGGCCAAAGGCGGCTAAAGCATTGGGCTTTGACCCCGATAAAGAATGGTCTTTAGAAAAATGTATCGGCTACCTATCGGCGGTATCAAAGAGCCGTGCCCGCATGGTCAACGACGCTACTTATAGGGCCATTAAGGAAGCGTTAGACAATGCAGGTGACACTGCTACGCTGTTTAGTGAAACAGAAACAGACAAGCGGGCTAAGCGCAGCGCGGCAATGTTGCTGGGTGCGTTGAGCTCATTCACCGCTAACGAAGCTGTACAGCAAGCCCGGCCCGGCAAGGGCGGCAAAAAGACTTGGTACACGCCAAGCCCTAACCCCCGCGCTAGTCACCGCCGCATGAACGGGCAAAGTGTCGGCACCGGTAAACTGTTTAGCAACGGCATGCAGTGGCCGCATGATCCAGCGGGCGGCGTCGATGAAGTGGCCGGTTGTACATGCTACGTAGTAGTAGAAAGTGGTAATTAAAATGACACAGATTCTTTACAAGAACGCGGCAAGCGTGAAAGCCAACCCGGAACAGGCAGGGTTTACTGGCTATGCGTCTACCTGGACTCGCACCCCTGACTATGCCGGGGATGTGGTGGCTAAGGGTGCGTTCACCAAGACCCTGGCTGATTGGGCGGCTAAGGGTTGCGATATTCCCCTACTGTGGCTACATAACGACGCTGACCCTAACGCCTATATTGGGTGGGCTAAATGTACAGAGGACGACCACGGCCTCAAGGTTGACGCCACTATCGACACAGATAACCCCATGGCTAAACAGGTTCATAAGTTGCTGAAGAACAAGCAGGTTGCGGAAATGAGCTTCGCGTTCCGCGTGCTTGACTCTGCAACCATTGAGGTAGAAAACGGCATCAAAGCCAATGAACTACGCGAACTAGACCTGCTGGAAGTCTCTGTTGTGCCTCACGGTTGCAACCCTGATACTAGCATTGACGATGTTAAAGCAGCGTCAAACACCCCTTTGTTCACCAACGAAGAAGTAGCTAAACTAAAAGCATTAATCAATCAGGCCCCGAGCGGGGAAGCGGATAGCAAGTCTAGCGAGGATGCAGGGCGCATTAAGCACGACGAGGTTATGGCGCGAATCGCAAACCAGGTCAAGGAATACTTGACACTACCTGATTAAAGGACAAACTTAAAATGGCAAAGACGCTAAGGGAGCAGCACGCCGAGCTAGCCGCAAAGGTTAAGGGGCTCGAAGCTGACCTACAGAATGAATACAGCCAGGAACGCCTAGAAGAATACCGAAAGGGCGCTGAGCGCCTAAAGGAACTCTACAACGCAGTACAGGCTGTGGAAGAAACCAAGGGCCTTGTAGACTCGCTGGCCGCTAATACTGAGGAACCCGCCGCCCCCGCTAATGGCGCGGTGGACGAATCGGTTAAGGGCCTGAGCATGGCTGACCGGTTTGTTAAGTCTGAAAACTACCGGCGTTTCGCAAAGTCACGTGTCGGTAGCTCCGGCGCCCCGGTGACTATTGACCCGGTTAAGGTGGGTTCGCTTGAAGAGTTCATGGTTGAACGCAAGTCTTCAAACGTGCTTGCAACCCCGGTGGCGCGCCTACAGCCCGCACGCTACCCTACCGTTGACGCTATCGACCGCGCGCCGCTAACCCTACTGGATGTTATCGCACGCGGCGAGATGGCCACTCCGGCTTTTGAGTATGTGCAGATTACTGGGGTTAGCCGGAACGCTGCTATTGTGCCTGAAGCTACCACCACGAATAACGCGGCCAATTTGAAGCCTATCTCCGACTTCACCACGAACATGGCCGAGTGCAAAGCCGTAACCATGGCCGATGGTTTCATTGCGTCTACTCAGATGTTGGAAGACGCGGGCGCGTTCGTTACCTGGATGCAGGGCGAATTGACCTACAACCTGAACGCCCTGATTGAGGATAACGTTCTGAACGGCCCTGGCGGTTCCGGTAAGCTGACCGGTATTCTAGCCACTACCGGGTTGCAGAACTTGACCTATACCGCTACCGCTGGCACTGATGGCGCTATTGACCTTGTTAAGGCCGCACGTCAAGCGGTAACCAAGCTAGAGAACGTGGGCACCACGATTAAGTGTGTGCTTATCAACCCTGAAGACGATGAGCTGCTAGACCTTGCGCAGGATGCAGACGAGCGTTTCTATTCTGCTGGTCCGTTCGGGCGTGGCCCTAACACTCTCTGGGCTCTCCCGCGTATCAAGTCCGCTAAGGTGCCGCGCGGCACCCAAATTATCGGCGACTTTAACCAGGTTCAGCTACTCGACTACAAGGGCATTAACGTTAACGCCTTTAGTCAGCACGCCGACTTTGCGCAGCGTAACTTGGTTTACGTGCGCGCAGAATGCCGCGCAGGTCTAGCTATTTACCGCCCGAACCGCCTATGTGTGGTGACGAAGAGCTGATGATTATCTTTAACGGTGTTCGGTACCGGTTCGAGGATGCACTCGAACTGGGTTTGATTGGCCCTGACGGCGGGGCGCAGGTTGAGGGTGTCGCTTTTGACGGCCCGACCCATGCCCCGCGCCACCTGGCCATTGAAGACAGTGCCCCAACCGATGAGGCCCCCGCCGTTGAGGATGAGGCACCCAAGAAGGCTGGCCGGGGTAACCGCCCCCTAGCCAAGGCAGAATAGGAAAACCCTAGATGAGTTTGTCAGACCGGGCAGGCGTGAATGTTCCCCTGCTTGTAACCCCCGAAGTTATTGCGGAAGCTAGCGGCGGCGCTGTACACGCGGCAGACCCGCGCTTGCCCGTTCTGATTGACGGCGCTACTAACGCGCTTAGGGCTTGGCTGGGTTGGCATGTTGCCCCCGTAATCACCGAGGTTATGACCTTGGATGGAAACGGACATACAACCCTACAGCTGCCGTCAACCCATGTTCTGTCTGTGGATGCACTAGCTATCACCGGTAAAACTATTGAGCCGCACCTTTACGGTTGGTCACAGGCTGGAATGATCGAACTATACAGCGGCGCGTTCCCTGAGCGTTTCCGCTCTGTTCGGGTGATGGTTAAGCATGGATACCCGTCTCTACCGGCGTTCGCGGCAATCGTGACTAACACTGTGCTTGGGGCCATGTCTAGCCCGATGGGTGCAACCCGTGAACAGGCGGGCGAGTTATCTATTGCGTGGGAACGTAACGGGTTGCAGTTGACTAGTAAGGATAAGGAAACCCTGGCCCCTTACAAGATTCAGTCTTGGACGTGACCAATGCTTATCCCTTTCGCATATAGCCGCGCGAACCGGCAAAAGGTACAGATTCTAAAACCAAAGACAGTTTGGCAATCTGGCCAAATGGTGGACACTAGAGAATCTGAGGTTCTTTGCGAATCTGTTTGCCTATGGTCACAGACCGAAGCATCTTTGAGCGCTGGCGGCAAACAGATTACGCAGGGCACTAGGAAACTCTATCTGCCCCCCGATGTGTTAACAGACTGGGAAGTTACCGACGGCCGCATTAAAGGTATCGAAAAATCGCGGTTGCGAGTCCGGTTCCCTGACGGTGGGCGCGACTGGGAAATTATCGACGAAGTGCGGCACGTGCGCTCATTGTCGGGTGGCCTTGACCACCAGTTCATGACATGTAGGCGACTGGAAGGCGGCGACTAAATGCCCTGGAAAACCAAAACTATTTTGAATTGGGAAGGCGCAAAGGCAACAATGCACCACCCACTAATCATTTCAGACATTAACCGGCGGGCATGGCAGATCGCCCACGCCGCTGGACCCGGCTACACCGTGAAGCAGCGACATAAGCGCGTTGTGCGTTACGGCGCGGAAGTGCGGGCCTATTCTTACGACGCTAAGCGCCGTGAACAAGAAGGCGAGGGAACTTTAATGGGAGCTATTAATGCCGGTAGAGTCTGACCTAGTCACCGAAAACGGGTTTGACGGATTCACGGAAGCTTTAGCCGAGTTCCTGAACGCCAAGCTTGACTTTCCCACCTATGGGCAAATTCCCAACCCGCGCCCACCCGCCTTTTTGGTTATCACCCGTAACGGTGGTTGGCTAAGCAAAGTGACCGACACGGTCTATATGCAGTGTGAGGTTTGGGCGGACACCAAGGGCAAGGGTTTGGGTATGGTGCAGCAGATTAGGGAACTGCTTATCCGGCAACCACTATCCCACATTGGCCCTTACCGCGTCTTTCACCGGTACGAAGTGTCTAGCGCAACCTACCTACCCCTAGTTAGCTCCGATGATATCCGCTGGCAGTTTGAGCTTGGTTTCAAACACCAAATCAGAAAAGAAAAGGTCTAATGGAATACCCAATGATTGGAACAGCGCCCGGCACGGCCAATGGTAGGCCGTTCGGTGTTGGTGACAAGATTCTAGTCATAGAAGCGGGCGAACGCGCGCGACTTCTACATTACGGGGAAGCTATCGACGATGAGGCAACCCCTACCCCCACGGAAAACAAGGCTTTTACGCCCGAGACTAAGGACTGATCAATGACCTACGCTAAGCTTAACCTTGACGCTATCCGTCAGTTTGGTTCCGTTGACGACTCAATCTCTATGGCGCCGGTAGGAACCGCTATGCCTACCGCGTTGCTGGCCGCTGACGCCGCCCTGCCCTCTCCTTGGGTTGAGGTTGGCTGGAACTCCGAGGATGGCTACACCTTTAGCCCGAACGACTCTACGGATAAGCGTAAGGGCCACCAGGGCCACGAAATCTACAAAACGATTATGACCGAGTCCAACACGGAATTTTCGTTTGTGGCCTTGGAGACCTCCCTCACTACTTTCTCTATCCAGTGGGATATCAAGAAGAGTGAGGTTTTGGCGGCGGGCGGTGGACCCGGTAAGCCCGCAACGCAGCTAACCCTTTCCTCCGCGCGCTCTATCAAGTCTGTTGCCTTGGCTGTGCGCACTTGGTCTGAGGGTTACCAATATATGTATTTGATTCCCCGGTTTGAGATTGGGGAGCGCAGCGAGTATAAGCTGTCCGCTACCGAGGATACCGCATTTAACGTTAAGGGCACCATTATTGGTAACGTGACGCTTATCACGGACGATCCGGCCATTAAGAATGGCTTGAGGCTGTAACCGCGTGCTATCCTTGAGTTGTTGAGCCGATGGTTTGACATTTCCTTTCTGTGTGTTGTTCGAGAAACGCCGCCCATGCCTAGTGTGTGGGTGGCGTTTCTTGTATAATAGGCTTAACAATTGACAGTTTCCATGATTGGAGTTTAAATGTCTGAAACCACTGTTACTATGACTACCGCTGAGATGGCTAACCAGCTACACGCTAAGGTTCCCGAGGATCACAAGCCCCGCAAGGTAGATGATAAGGAAGCTATGGCCTTAGCTAACGAAGCACTTAGCGGCGTCATTACCGTAACCGTGAACGGTGTGACCTGGGATGTTGACAAGGCCGCGTTTAACGACTTCCGCCTAATGTACGCGGCAAGCAAGGGCGACATTATGCCAATGTTCAATGCTCTAGTTCCTGACGGCGAAGCGGTTGAGAAGCTATTCAAGACTATTGCCCTGCCTGATGGCCGTGTGCCAGTTGACCAAATGGCGGCGCTGCTTGAGAAAATTAGTGAGCGGGTAGGCATGGGAAAATAACAGCCCTGCCCGGTGTGGTGGCTGAATACACGCCCGAACTTGAGGCAGACTTCCAACGGTTCTACGGCATTGACCTTGCGGACTTGTGGACCGGCAAAATGAGTCCCCGCCGGGCTTGGAACCTTGTTGAAAACCTCCCGGCGGGCGCGGCGCTCTGGCAAGCTATAGGTGGCCCGAACGCTTGGACCGGTGAAGAATACGCGCTACATAGTTGGCTATGGAAGTTAACATGCGTAGTGCTGGACGGCTTCGGGGCCAAACAACGTGACATGCCAGAACAGCCCAAACCGCCCGAGATTGGGTGGCGAGAAAAGCTACGCGCTAAGGCTTTGCTGGAAAAGGCGCGTATTGCTAGAATTAAGGCAAGGAACAAGCGCCAAATGGCCTAGTTTCCAATGTTGGGCAATGAGTGCTCACCTATTGGCCCCGCCTGAACTGGTTGAATAGCACGGATCAAATATTTTTAACCGCCGGTTACGTAATTCACAAAGTTCAGAGTGGGGCCAAGTTTTAAACGTTAGGCAGGTAGCATGGCAAAGACACAATATATTGAGTTAGCCAACACTTATGTGTCAATCGTCCCGACAGTCAAGGGCGCGGCTGAAGCCCTAGACAAGGCGTTCGGCGGCGAAAAGCAGAAGTGGGAAAAAGCCGCATCCCGTCTGGGCAACCGGATGGTGGAAGCTATTGTGAAGCTTTGGAAAGACGCTAGCAAAAAATACAACATGGCTAGCGACTTTGTCACTAAGCTAAGGGCAGACATTCAAAAAGCCTCCCCGGAACTTAAGGCCGAGTATAAGAAAATGGGTGAGAACATCACCCGCATCACTTCAAATTGGAGTGAGCTTAACCGCAACATTATTAAGTCTTCCTTTGGGCGTATAAAAGAAGATCTGAACATTGGCGGTATCCGCGCTAGTGTCTCTAAGGAAATGGCGGGCATTAGCGCCGCGTTCGCCGGGGTAGGCGCGGGCGCTACTGAAACCGGCAAGCGGCTAAAACAAGCTTTTAACGACTCTAAGCTTGGTAAAGCCCTTGCGCCCGAGTTCGAGAAAATTCAAGCTAAAGCCAATAGCGCTTTTGACGCTGTGATAGTGAAATCGGTCAAGGCGGCGGCGGCTATCGACGTTGCTACGATCCCGTTTCGCCGCTTGGCGGCGGCGGCTGAAGCGGCAAAAACCAAGCTCACATATGCGTTCTATGGTCTAGCTGATCAGATCAAAAAAGCTATCGAACCGGTCAAAGCTAAATTTAGCGAGGTGTTCGACAAGATAAAAGAATCAGCCTCAAAGCTCGCCGATAGCGTCAAGGGACATTTCAGCAAGATTCATGACGCCGTCGCTAACATTGTCGGCAAGATCACCGCCCCTTTCTCTAAAGCATTTGGGGCTATCTCTGAAGTGTTTAAGCCGCTTACTTCCTCTCTGGGCAACCTGACCTCAACGATTGGTAAGGGCGTTAGCGGCGCTGTCGGCTACGTGGGCGGCGCTATCAAAACGCTTGCGACTGAACACGCCCAAACGCTGTATGGGCTTGTCAGCAACACCACAGGAACTATTGGGAAACTTAAGGGCGCTGTCAAGCAGGGCGCGCAGGGCATGTTCAACGTGTTGCCCGAAGAAACGCGCAAGTCTATTAGTGGGATGGTTGAAAAGTTTAAAGCTTTCAACCCCTCTTCACACTTGCTGGCCCCTTTAAAGGCTATGGGGAACACGGTTGGGTTCTTTGCTGGCCAAGCCGGAAAAGCTTTGGAAGCCTCATTTAACACGGCGGTTAATGGGTGTCTTGCGGCTATTGGCGCGCTTACGGCGGCTATCGCCTCACAACTTGGTGGGGCTATTGAGCGTGTGGACACGGCCCATAACTTCCCGCGCATCATGCAGAACATGCGCGTCTCTACTGACGATGCGTCAGCCGCCTTAGCCAAGATGGACAAGGCCATTACCGGCTTGCCCACCAAGCTTAATGACATGACCGATATGTCTGTTGCGTTGAAGTCGGCCATGCCAGACAAAGAAATGTCCTATGTTTCTGACGTGGCTATCTCCCTTAACAACGCTCTGCTTGCTGGCGGTAAGGGTGCTGCTGAAGCTAACCGCGCGTTCGTGCAGTACACGCAACAGTTAGCTAAGGGCAAGGTGGACATGCAGTCCTACCGCGCCCTAATGGAAGTCATGCCCGCGCAGCTAAACCAAATCGCAGAAGCGCTGCTAGGTGCTGGGCACAATTCGCAAGAACTGTATACGGCCATGAAAGATGGCACGGTTTCGTTTGACGATTTTAACGCCGCACTAATCAAACTCAATAGCCAAGGCGTTAACGGGTTTGCGTCATTCACAGATCAGGCCAAGTCAGCCACACGCGGCATTGAAACCGCGTGGGGTAACGTAAAGAACCAGATTCAACGCGGTTTGGCTAAGATTATTGACGCTATCGGCTATGAGCGCATCCTTGGCGTAATCATGAAAGTGCAGGAATACACCAAGGCGTTCTTTAACGAAATTGTCAAGTTTATTAACGTAGCCAACAAGGACGGCGGCAAGGCGTTCTCTGGTTTCGCTGACGCTATCCCTTTCATTGGCGCGGCTCTGGGCTTTATCCTCCCTAACCTGCCTATCATTGGCGGCATGTTCACGGGCTTAACAGCTGGGGTTGGCGCGTTCATTGGCGTTGTTGTTTTGGCGTGGGTGAAGTCTAAAGAATTTAGGGACTCTGTGGCGAACCTGGGCGGCGAAATCTCTAAACTAGGTCAAGCTTTAGACCCAACCATTACGCAGCTACAAAAGTTTGTGGACGCTTTCGGCGCCACCACAGGGCACTTGCTGGGCGGTATAGTTGACAAGCTGATTACGCCGCTTGTTTCAGGGGCCGCCAAGATTGAGGGGCCTTTAACGAACATTGTTTCAATGGTCACCGCCTACATACTTCCAGTTCTATCAGACTTGGGAGATATGCTAATCGACGTTGTCGCAATGGTGGAACAGTTCGCAGGCGGGTTACTTGGCGCATTAATAGAAAAGCTCGCCTCTGCTTTCTCGCGCATGTTGCCCCCAATTAAGGCGGTAGTGGATGCTTTCAAAAAACTTTGGGACTTCCTAATGCCTGTGCTGGTACCCGCCTTTAGGATTGTGGGTGCCGTAATTGGCTGGATCATTGGCCTTGTGTTGGATATGA